TTTTACAGCGAAGTCCAGATTGCGCAGGCGCAGCAGTATGAGGCTAACGCCGCCCGCATCGAGCTTGAAGCCCAGATGAAACTCGAGCCGCCCACTTTCATGCCACCTCAAATCTTGGACTGGTCTAATCCTCGTGACAAGAACGATTACGATATCCGATAATGCCCGCCACGACGTTCGACACAATCATACCCGGGACAAGGATACTGGATTTTGACTCTAGTTGGCCGTCGGGAATCCGTAGTGATATGGACCCGGCGCAGTTGCCGCAGGGCTACGCGTGGCAGGCAATCAATCTAATCAGCTTAGGCGGTATCTGGTCCTGCAGACCCGGCTACAAATGTTGGGCTACTCTCCCCGACGGCAACCTTCAGGGCGGCGCTATTTTCCGGCCTATCGAAGGCACGGAAGTTTGCCTCGTTGCCGTCGACGGCTTAATTTATTCCAGCCAGTTCCCTTTCACAACTTTCACGCAGGTTCAGGGCCTGAAGTTTTCGCCCTCCGCCGTTCAGGTGTTTTTCGAGCAGACCGTTCAGGCCGCGGAGAGATTGACACCAGACCTTGGCTCGGCGATTCGCATAGTCCCCAACCGGGCGGTAATGATGCTGCAGGACGGAAACGAATCCGCGCCCGGATGGTTCGACGGCTCGAACGCGGGGCATATTAGCGGCGCGCTTTACGGCACCCCGGGCGGGGGACCAATGATTTGGGTGGGGGACCGACTCTGGGTCTCGGTCGACGATAAGCTTTTTGCCAGCGACATTTCGAACCCCTTTTCATTCCGCGAAAATGTCTATCTTGGCGGACAGTCGAGTTTTAATTTCCGTAATCCGATAACGGCCATGGCGCGCACCCCAGCTATTGAAGCGCCTCAGTTAATGGTGTTCACCTCTGGCGACGGTTCGTTGATTCAGGCGAATATACGGGACCGCAATCTCTGGCCCACCACGCTGAACTTTCAGGAACAGGTTGTTCAAGTCGGCTGCACCTCCCACCGGTCCGTAGTATCGCACTTCGGCCAGCTCATTTGGTTTTCTCCCGCTGGCGTGGCGTTCTTTGACCCGGCGACGTCCGGAAAACTGACGGCACGACTCCCGACCCGGGACGTGGAAATGCTCGAAGACAAAATACGGCTCAGTGATGATTTGTCACTCGCAGCCACTGGAATTTTCGGCCAGTTCATTATGTTGTCCGTCCCCTCCGAAGATACCTACAACCGGACCACGTGGGTAATTAATCACGCCAGCTTTACCAGCATGTCAGACGACTCCGGCCCGTGCTGGAATGGCTACTGGATGGGAACGCGTCCAGTCCAGTGGATGACCGGCCAGTTCGGAAACACGGAAAGAGCTTTCCATGTTTCAAGAGATGAAGACGGAAAAAATCGCCTCTGGGAAGCTTTCCAGCCTAACCGGCTCGACAACGGTTGCCCCATTACGTGGTCGCTATTTACTCGCGGTTATTTCGGACAGACGGCTACCGTTGAGCCCAAGCCGCCCGGAAGCAAATGTCGCCTTAAATGGGTTGACGTTGCCCTGAGCGCCCTTGAGGAAGACCTAGATATAGGCGTCCAGTATGCCGGTGGAATGAGCGGCTCGTTTAAGCCGATGCTCGTAACGAAGCTAGTCGCGGAGAGAGGCAGTCTGTCTTTTGATTTATTGCTCGACGCAGAATCTCAGATTTTTTCGTTCAAGCCGCAGTCTCGGACAATCAGAACGCAGGACGCCGACGAACAGACCGCCCCCGAAAGTGGCGCATGCTCGGTCGAAAAAGAAGACCGGGATAACCTCGATACGAATTTTCAGCTCCTGATAGCTGGGCACGGCCCCGTGACGATTCGGTGGATTCGCCCGGTAGCGATTATGGTCAACGAGCAGCTGAGCGGCAATCCGAAGGCGTGCGAGGAAGAGACCGGCGTGAAGGCCGTAAGGTATGACGGAGTCGCGGTCAATGCGGATACCTACCCGGACGCCGTGGAGGTTCTCGCCAACGCCCCGGAGAATCTTTTCTATGCTGTCGCGACGGCGACGCTCGAGCAAAACGGATTCGTAGCGACTGGCGCGGGCACCGCTGAGAGTATCGTGTCCCAGAACGCCGCCGACCGCGTAGCGAAAATAATCGCTACCAAGTTTGCGGAGCAAGAGCTCTCTTCGATTCAGCCGCCGGTGTATTCTATCGGCCAAGATTTTCCGGAATAATGAACACCAACACGCTACTCGATAATCTGTTTGCCCGGCGTCCAAAGATTCACTACGTATGCCCGCCGATTTGTGGAATACAGTTTGTGCCCACGAGCTCAGGTTCTCCCGCAGTCTCATTTGAGCCGGTTAGCCCTCTTCCATGCGTGCATTACTATTTGACGATGCGCGGCCTCGAGTGGTCTGAATATCCGGGGGCTATCTGCTACAATGTGTATCAAGCGGCCATGGGTTCCGGTGCATATCTTCCGATTCTTGATTGCGTGGTCCGTCAGGTTGTCTCCGCATCGGAGGGCAGTTGTTACATCGTGACCGCCGTGACCGCCGAAGGAGAGACACCCTTCTGTTTTGAGGCTACGGTTTGCCCCGGCGTGACGCCGATTGTCCCCGTCCCCCCGGGTCCTCCCACGTTGCCGTGCGTGAATTATTTTCTCACAAACACCGAAGAATTTTCTTCGGATTTTACGTGGGACCCGTATCCGGACGCCACGGGATATAACGTCTACCTTGCCGCGGACGCAACCCCGACTGACTTCGCGCTAGCTTACGAAAATATTCCGGTTAGCGTTTTGCCGTTGGTTTGCCAACGGGCAATTGTAACGGCGTTGACCGTGGCCGGAGAGTCTCCCAGAACCTGCCCGGCGATTCAGTTTTGCAACACTGCCCCACAGGGTGCGTGTGGTTCCCTCATTTTCAATCCGTCTAGCTTAGCGCCCGCCGCGTGGTGGAAGGCGGATAGCTACGGGACCTTGCCAACTGGGACGCTTGTCGGGGGACCCGGCCTTACTTGGACCGACCAAAGTGGAAATGGCCGGGATGCCGTAACGGGTAGCACGGAACCCATTTACCGGGACGCTGCGGCCGGGCATTTTCCCGGGACCGGGCTGCCCTCTATCGCTTGCGGAGACGGAGGAGGAGATTTTGACTTCCCCTCCCTAGCAGTGGGTGGTGGAGATTTCACCTTTGTTTTTCTATATGCCTCAGTCGTGGGAACCCCGCTTAACGTATTCTTAGGAGGAGTGGCCCCGTTTCCGCAAACTCCCTCAATCGCGGATACGGTTCACGGAGGATACCGACTAGAAGACGGTTTCGGAAACATAATAGCTACCCCGGTGGATGCGTGCGCAAACGGCGGAGTCGGCTCCGGTCATCCCAACGTGGCGATTTACCGGCGGTCCGCCGGAATGACGACCTTCTGGAATAACTCGACCATTTTGGGAACTGTGGCGGACGCGCTATTCTATCAGCCGTTCACTCGTCTGGGCGGATACCAAAACGCATCCGGCGGGCACCGGCTGGAAGGAAACTTCGGAGAAGTGCTACTTTTCGATAAGGCAATTTCGGACGACAACATAATTGACCTCGTTGAAGGTTACTTGCGTCCGAAGTGGTGTTTGACTGATTGTGTCCCGTAACCTGATTTAAAAATATGCCGCTGAAAGCTACGAACTTGACAATCCAGATGTCGCCGCTCCCGGCAACCTTCCGGGGCAACCCTCTCGACCTCGCGACGCAGATGATTTTGCGGATGAAAATTCTTTCCCCGTCGGGGAGCTCTTTCATTTTCGAGGGTGACACTAAACCCACTAGCAACGTCGGCCCTTGGCTCAAGGGCGGCACCCAGTGGTATGTGTGGGATAGCGCCATAAACGACTATGTCCCGCTCGACATTTCGCCCTCGTTCGTTATTCCGTATTGGATTGGCGCTAGCCAGCCCTCCGGCGTAAACCCGGTGCTCTGGCTGCAAACGACCAAGGATGCCACGGACGTCGACCCTAATTTCGGTTCTGCGCTCTACTGGGTGCTCTGGAATGGAACCGCTTGGGTTCCCTTCATGGTTGCTCAAGGATTGGGCACGACCGCAGACCGCCCGGCATCTCCGCCGGACGGGTTCAAGTTTTACGATACCGACCTTGGGGTGGAACTCTGGTGGGAGCGCGGCCAATGGCGCACAACCTCCGGGGTGCCCGGCGACATCAAACACGTAGGATTTTCGACGCTTCAGGATGCGCTCGACCACAATCCCGGATGGGAACTGTTCGGCAATTCCTTCCCGCAGGCATATGGTCGAATCATTTCGCAGGCCACGAAAGACCCGGGACTGACTCCGGTGTCTTCGGTCACACCGGTTGGATTACCTCCCCGGGCAGCTTTTGAGACCTTCGGGAGTGACCAAGGCTATGTGGACGACCCGGCGGACACAAATGTCCTACCGGGGCAGATAGCGCTCTGGACCCTCATTAAACTATAGCGCCGAGAGGCAATTCCGGCGATTGTTACCCGGAATGATTCGACGTTTAACGAAGCCCGAGGAAATCGAGCACGCTTTGCGGAAAATGGGCACGGAATGCCCTGAAATTGAATGGCAGGACCCGCCGGTGCGGGTCGAACCCATGGTAGAGGCTTGGAAGGATTGCGGCGATAACGAACTAGTCCGGTTTCTCGGATATTTCGATAGCGCCGGAGAGCTTCACGGCTATCTTATCGGGACCATCCAGATAGATTCGCAAACCGGCGAGCTTTTTGGAAATGAATTTGTTTGGGTAGTGTCCCCCAAGTGGCGGAATACCCGGGCACCGCTATCGCTACTGAAGGCGTTTGAAATCGATTGTAAAGCTTCGGGCTGCACCATGGTTCAATTCGGTTTTTCCATGGAACTGTCCCCGAACAAAATGGCGCAGATGTATGACCGGCTGGGATACCGAAAAGCGTTCACGATAGTCAGAAAAAATTTATGAGTGTAGACCTTGGATTTATCGGCGGAATGGCCCAAGCGCACGCGCAGAGGGGCGCTACGCAGGCTCAGACCCGTGCAATCAATAAGCAGCGGGACTATCTTTTCAAGAATCTTAACCCAGACGTGATGCAGCCCGCGGTTCTCGCGGCTGACACTGCGCGGGCAAAGAACCAGCTGGCGCTTCAGGGGCAGATTGACCCGAACCTTCGGGCCGGGCGCGATGTCGCTACCGCTCAGATGCTGGACGAACTGTCCAAAAACGGACTGGTGTCCGGGCAAGTCGCTGAGCAGGCGACTAAAGAGGCGATGCAGGGTCCGCAGGCTGTCCAGTCCAAGAACGCTTTGATAGACGCCGCCATGGCGCACCTCGCCCAAGGGGCAACGCTTCCCCCGGACGTGCAGGCAGAACTCGTGCAGGCCGGTCTGGAGAAGTCCGGCGCGGCCACTGGCCGGGCAACCGGACAAGGCATGGGCGGCACGATGCTTCGCACCATCCTAGGCCAAGCCGGTGTGAATCTGCAAATGCAGCGCCAGCAGCAGGCCCAGAACCTTCTCGCATCGGCTTCGAACCTCGAGGCCCAGCGCCAGAATGTTCTAACTACTCTTTTCCCCCGGCTATCCTCGCTCCAGTCCGAAAACTTGGCGCGCTCCGGCGGAGTTTTCGCAACGTCCCAAGGCGCGATGCCCAATGCCGGAATGTCCGGCACGGACGTAGCGAATATTTGGCTCGCTCGCGTAGGCGCAGCGAATTCCTTGACGCAGCAACAGGGCAACGTGAACGCGAACAATGCGCTCGCGATGGGGAGCGTGCGAAGCGGACAACTCGGAAGCGCCGGAGTGAATCTCAATCAGGCCATAGACATCGGCAAGAAGCTTTGGAGCTCCAATCCTAGCTCAAGTTCAGATTACGGCTACGGCGGGGCAGACATGGGAGCGACCTCCGCGGAAACAGATGCGGCTATTTACGACGGTGGGTTCTAGCATATGAGCATCGATACATCATGGTCAGCCGCCTCGCTGCAGCGCCCGGTGCATCATCACATGGCGCAACTCGACCACCACGTTAAGCGGGTAACGAACGAGATTAATAACCAGCTGGCCAAACAGGTGCTAGCGAAGACTCCCGTTGCGACACCGTTTAGTCCC